TATCGCTACAACGAGGAAAACAACAAGTACGAAATCACCGTTGAGTTCCCTGCTTCCGTAAAAGCACCGAAAGAGCCTGAAAACCTGAACGATTGGTCAATGAAGTCCGACATTGAGGAGTTGGAAAACGCTATCGCAGTTCTGAAAATGACTGACGAGGAAACCATCAACACCAGCACCTACAAGGGTGTGGCTCGCTTCATCAAATAAATCCCCCCACATAGGGGAGTGAGATACGCACCGACAGGTAGCGACCTCACTCCCTTTTGTGGTGTGCGTCGGGGCTCCCCGAATAAGTTTTTATGTCGGGTTGTTATTGACGCTTACTACCCATAGTATGAAAGTACACCAAACAAAAGGAGAACTGAAATGGGATTAGACCAATACCTATCAGCAAAAAAGTATCTGTCACCAGCCGAATGGCGTGGAGAGCAGAGCAAAGAGCAGTTTGACGGAGTTCTGAAAACTGTCGGAGCAGAGACCTATGTACGCAAAGAGTTTCCTAGTGCCGAAGTTTCTATCAGCGTTGGATACTGGCGCAAGGCTAACGCTATCCACCAATGGTTTGTGGACAACTGTCAAGGTGGCGTAGATGACTGTGGCTCATACACGGTAGACCGTGAAAAGTTACAGGAACTGAAAAACCTATGCGAAGTAGTCATCATGGACAAAGGTCTGTTGGAAACAAACGAGTCAGCGAAGAAAATGCTTCCTACTCAGAGTGGTTTCTTTTTTGGAAACACAGATTATGACGAGTATTACTACTCGGACTTGCGTGACACGATTGAAATAGTGAACGCTTGCCTAGCCATGCCCCCCGAATGGGACTTCTCTTACCAAAGTTCTTGGTAACCAAGACTGAGGGCGAAGCCCCGTGAACCCCCGTGACATCTGGCAACAGGTTGTCATGGGGGTTTTCTATCAGTACCCTACAAACCCTAAACACAAAAGGAAACAAAATGAACATTGTGGACACACCATCAACAAACGATACGGCAGTAGCCCGTACATCAGACGGAAAGTTAGACCTAAACGCCTACCTGAACTGTCACGGAACCATTGAGCAAGAGGGACTCACAGTAAATGTGATGGTTCTCGGGGCTCGCCGACGATACGGTCACTTGGACTTGGAAGTAACTCCAGTGCTTGGAACTGGGCGTCGCTGGGTTGAGCGCAAAAACATTGTCCTCAATAATGACCCTGCAGGTTGTGACTGACCCTTACTACCCCTAGGATGGAGCCATGAAGAGATACATTGTTCAAGTAACAGAGAGCATCAACCACTCATACGAGTTTGAAGCAGAGAACGAAGAAGAGGCACTGATTGCCTATGACCGTCTCACCGAAGCGCAACTAAAAACACGAGACCTAGACGGCGACAGTGGCTGGGACCGTCCATGGGATGTCTACGAGGTAACAGAATGACAACTTCTCACCACATACGAATCCTTACGGAGGTCTCGTACCCCGACGGTCCAACTTATGCAAAATGGGATTACTTCTTTATTCCCGACGAGGAGTTTCCAGACAAGTTCAGAGAGTTGCCGAATCCAGACGAGTTGTACGACTTTTTGAACGATAACGGTTTCTGGCGTGCTGGATGGCAGGAAATCACCAAAGAGATTCAGGCATGGCTTGAGGCTCATGATGACCAATGTGGCACACAGAGCGAAATCGCAATAGAGGTGGCGTTCATCTAATGGCACTTATTGTTGACATTCAAACAGGAACCGTCTTGGACTCACGAAACTGTTACGTCGTTATCGGAGAAAACCTAAACGAGACTGATGAACATCTTCTTGAAAACGGTTCAGACCATGAAATCGCTAACGTTGCAATACTCAACGGTCTCCCCCTGGAGCCCCGAGCCATGGAGCGAGTGCTTTACGGGTTACATTCAGTGGGGTACGAACCCTCTGCACTGAGGGCACAAGCATCTGTGATGTTGGACGACTATGCAGACTACGAGTTGAAGATATCGCGGGACCACCTGCAATGGGTTGCAACTCAGGCGTCTGATGCAGAACTGGGAATACTAGGCAGCATGTGCGCAGAAGACGACGAGTCGTGGGTCAACTACGAAAAAGTGTTTATACACGCACTGACTGACCTAAAAACCACAGCACCCTTTTAGTAGCACTGACGGTGGTGGAAGAGTCACGCTGCGCGTTTATTCAGAAATCCAACTTTTTGGTAACTGACCTACCCCTAGCCTTTTTTACTTTTCTTCTTTTTTCTTACTTTTTGCAGCGGCCTCTGGGGCCAGAACAACTTCGGCGACTTCAACAACTTCGGCGACTTCAACTGCTTTAGCGACTGGCATCACGAACGAATCGGAACCGATGCCCTTTGGTTCAGCATCTTGCTTCTTTGGTGCTGACTCAACGACAGCCCCGGACGTCTTCTCAAACGCTACTACTTTTGCCAATGCTTCTTCTGGAGTAAGTTTTCTCATGATGTTTTCCTTCTGAATAAATCTTGTGAAATAATAATACAACACCGGGGCACCCAGTCGGGGCGCAAGTTTCTTATAAATCTTTCTAAGAATGTTGGAAGTACCCCTTACTATCCATAACATGGAATTATCACCAACCACAAAGGAGCAACCGTGGATACCTATAAAGACCTAGACACGCTTGAAATAACGGAAGACAACATTGACGACATGCCTGAATTGGAATGTGAATGTGGATACTTCGGAGAAGGCACATGGACATTCCTCAAGCCATACGACTTTGAGAGTGGACAGTGGGTCTGCGCAGACTGCAAAGAGGAGATAATCAGATGATTACGACAGAACACATCAACGAGGTACATCGCTCCCTATGGGAAGATGCCATAGAAAGATACGGCGACAAGTTCAAGGTTCCTTCTGACGAGATAAACAGAATGTCAACCTACACTCGTGCGCTCTATGTTCTTCAAGGCTGGAACGGCTCGGGCAACCTTGCTCGCCACCTATCCACCTACTCCATACCAGCAGAAGTGATTACAGACATTGTTTCTGAATACTGCGACGAGGTAGTTGATACCGACGAACTTCTGACGCCACGGCCCCGACGAGCCGACAAGTACGACGCCCTGCTGGCTTGGTCAAAAGACCACCTCTTTGAACAGTTCAACACTGAGCAACTAGTTGAGGTATCGGGCTTCTCTTACCCCACCACATTGAAGTTCCTGCAGGAGTCTCCGACTTTCCGTAAGGTCAAGAAGGGTCTATGGGAAGTGCGTGATGCAGAGGCTGATAAGAAAGCCGAAAAGAATCTGTAAATAGATGTTGTGATTAGGGCTTACTACCCATAACATGAAGTCATAACCAATTGCAAAGGAGCAATAAAATGGAAAAAGAAATAACACTACCCGAGTGCTGGCAAACACTCAAAGACTGCATGGATTCAGGGATTGACCGAGTCATCCTCTTTGGACCTGCAGGAACTGGAAAGACCTTTGCTGGTCTCACCTTTGGTAATGTCGGCGCTGGCGCACACCGTTTGGTATGCACAGAAGACATGACTTCAATGGATGTGACTGGAGCGTTCATGCCTGACGGAAACGGCAGATTCTCATGGGTCGCTGGTGCTGGTCTCAAGGCTTGGGAAGGTAACGGACTCAACGGTGGTCGCCTCATCGTGGACGAGATTGACAAGGCGTCGGGAGATGTGTTCGCACTTCTGCTTGCGATGCTTGACTCACCTGAATCTGCGACTTGGGAACATCCCGAGACTGGTCGTATTCATCGTCCGAAAGACGGATTCTCTGCTGTCATGACCACGAACATTGAGAACATGGAAGAGTTGCCAATGGCTCTCGCTGACCGATTCCCTGTTCGCATCCGAATCAACGCCCCTCACCCGAGTGCGCTTGAGAAGTTGTCGTACGACTTGCGTGAATACGCAGTCCGTATGTGTGATGCAGGCAAGCGCCGAATCTCACTGCGTACTTTCTACGCATTTGACAAACTGCGTAAGCAACTAGGTGATGAGAAGTCTGCAAAGATTATCTTTGGTGAACGAGCAAGTTCTGTACTTGACGCCATTGCTGTTGACAAGGTGCGCTAATGAAGCACATTGCCGAACCTGAATGGCTTGGTCGCAAGGATGCCGAACACGGTGCTTGGCAAGTTGAAGACTGCGAACCACGCCGTGGCATCCCTGCTACTTCTATCGTGGAACGCAAGATGCTTGCGCCTGCACACGACACTGAACAAGCGAGAGTAATCCGTGCGCACGAGATGATGCATGCAAAAGTTTCTCCTGCTGGAGAATGGGAGCAATGGCAAAACAGAAAAATTGCCAGCATCCAAGGAATGATTGCATGTGAAGAATTGCGTGTGAACCTGCTCTGCGATAGGGCTGGATTTGATGTGAAGTCTCACCTCTCTGACGGTGGAGAAACTGCAGACGGAGAAAGACTTGCCTGCACCAACGACTGGAAGAGTGCTGTGTACATGGCTGTAGCCACTGCTGGTACTGCGAGTAACAAGTTGTACCTGAATGGTATCCGTCGTCATAATCGTATTTGGGGTTCTGCGCTTGCCGATATCTCCAAGCGAGCAGTCAAAGAAATGAACAAGGCTGGTCGGGGATTATCAAGTACCGAAGTACACACTCGCACTGGTCTCGCACCATTTGGATTTATCTACACCGAGAAACTTGCTGAATGGGTTGACCGTCTCGCAGGCTTGCCTGCTCCTGATGAAGAAGAAGAAAGTGAATCTCAAGATTCTTCTATGGAAGTTGAGAACGAAGACAACAAGAACGGCAAGCGTGAACACTCAAACATCGGAAAAGAAAAAGTCAAAGAAACTGAGTTTCGTGAAAAACTGAAAACAATTACTCCCGACAAAATGGACGGTAACGTCCCTTATTGGGGTGAACTTATGATTGACAAGTTGCCACTGCCGATTGTCGCCAAGGGAAACTTAGGCAAGAAGAAGACAGCCTCTAATGTTGGTCGGTCACCACGCCGTATCCACCGATACATGACAGACCCACAAAAACGAATCTTTGACAATAAGAGGCGTGGAATGGGTGGAGTCGTATGCGTTGATGCATCGGGTTCAATGTCTCTAACACAAGATGATGTTCGCAGGATTCTTGAAGCAAGTCCGGGGGCTACCGTTATCGCTTACTCTGATATCCGTGATGGTCATCCGAACGCTTGGATTCTCGCTGACAAGGGTCGTATGGTTGATGAAATGCCCGAGATGGGTCAAGGCAACGGTGTTGACTTCCCTGCTCTTGAGTGGGCAGTGAAGCATCGCCAGCACTCAACTGCTCCTGTCATTTGGATGACAGACGGTGGAGTCTGTGGACCGAACCAAGGATTCTCTGAAACTCTTGCGAACCAATGCACTGCGTTCTGTTTGGAAAAGAAAGTTCACCTGACCGAAGACGCCGAAGCAACTATCGCTCTTCTTCATGCGCTCTCAAAAGGAATCGCAATACCGAAGTCACGGTTCCCTTACATGTTGAAGCATGCTTGGGAATCACGAGGTGGGAAACTTCCCGACTAATCGTCACGCCCCACAACCACTTGCTCCTTTGTTGGTTGTGGGGTTGTGGCTTACCTCTACTACACATAAGATGAAGTTCTACTAAGGAGTTATTATGCCTAACTGGGTATCAACCACACTGACCGTAAGAGGTTCAGAAGAAGAAATAAAAAGATTCAAGGACGGAATCAAAGATTCAAAGATTCTTGAGTCGTATGTTCCGTGTCCTACGGAACTGCACGAGACGGTTGCTGGCTATGTCGGAGACGACAAGGCAGAAGAGCATCGCAAACAACAAGAGTCAAACATCGCCAAGTACGGTCACAAGGATTGGTACGACTGGGCGTACGACAACTGGGGCACCAAGTGGGGCGATTGCGATACAGACATTAGCGAACCAATGGTCTTCAGTGACGGCTCATGGGAAGTGCAGGCTCGCTACATGACAGCATGGGGACCAGCAGACGCTGGGTTCCTCAAGGTCTCAGCAATGTTCCCTACACTGCTCTTTACTTTTGATTACGACGAAGAGGCTGGCTTCTTTGCAGGCACTCAAGCAATGCACAACGGAGCAAGCGTATTTGAGTCCATGTACGAGCCTTGCTCTTACGAGGGTGAAATTGATTACGACGATTACGAGTCTATTGACAAGTATGAGGCTTGGAAAGAAGAAAAATCAGACGCTATCTTTGCCGAGTACGCCGAGTTCCGAAAGGGATTGCCAGTATGACTTACCGAGTAACTGTGCAGGTCACCACCGATGTGGAGACAGACGACGAAAAAGAGGCTTTTTCTATGGCTATTCAGAAAGTACGTGAGGCTGTCGGCGACAACCAAGACGGTGCCGACGAGATGTGGGTAACTGGTGTTGCTCAAGATGCCAACGGATACATGGTCTACCTGCAGGGAGAAGACAGTGACTGACTTATGTGTGCACTGTGAACGCTCAACTGCGTTCAACTCAGGCTTTGGTCTGTTCGTGAATCGCATCCCAACCGATGATGGGTGGGCATGTGCCGAGTGTGCAGGCTTTGAGTGTGACGAGTGCGAGCAACCTATCTACCTTGACACTGAAGTCCGTGTTGATTACGAGAAAGACGGAGTCAACCACTACGGCAACTACCACGAAGACTGCTACTCGTTCCTCAAGCATGGAGAAAGAGAATGGTAGAGATGTGGGGTGCGCGACGGGGCTACTGCTATTACTGTAGCGAGTTCGTTGACGACGAGCCCGTCTGGCAAGTAGAAGAAAATCGCCGAATCGCATGCTGCACCCAGTGTGCACTTGACCGAGGCGTAATCAATCTTTAGCACTTACGGTGGTGGAAAGCCTCTGCTAAATCTGTACAATACGACGTGCCCGCTGCGGCCGCAAGAAAAGAGAAAAAAATGAACATTCCGAAAATCTGTCCACGTTGCAACGACAACTTTATTCCTAATAACCTTCAGCCTGCTGCTTACCCTGGGGCCATCTCTAGAGCAGATGATAAAACAGAAATTTGTTCTGACTGTGGTACTGAAGAGGCTTTGACCCAGTACGGCACGGGAGCGTGCGAACCAGTTAGTGACTGGCCCGTGCGCAATCGCGTTATTTGAAAAAAGTTGAATTCCAAACGCGGAGCACTACATAAAAAAATGAAAGTATTCCGCAATTCACCCAAGAAATGCTTGAACTAATAACGTTTGAATTAGCAAGTATGTTTGTTACAACCCACAGGAAGACAGTCGTCGCTAGGACACTAAAAATCATGAAACGAATTCCTTGCTTCACAATATCAAGTGCGTACTGCCGCTCTTCTTCGGGGCTCACAAAATCTGGGTCTGGCCACGGGTTAGACATTTGTCTTCTTTACAATCTGATGCACGCGCTGGCGGCTGAGGTCGTAAGAATCTGCGATTTGGCGAAGCGTCATCCCTTGGCCGCGCATCTGAAGAATTTCCGAATTTCTATTATAATTCGTCGCCGGCCCTGGCTTCAGAGGGCCCCACGTCCAACCGGCAAGATTTTCAAGAATTTGAACTTTCTCCGCCGCCATCTGGTTCTTCTTGTAGCGCTGCCGGATGTATCCCACCCAAGCCCCGAGGTTCACTTCCGCCCCATCAACAATCTCAATATAAACTGCCGGGACCCGCGAGTGACCGGTACGTTCAGAGAACTGACGGAGGGCTCTTACATAAAGTTGAAATCTGGTGTTGTTATCCATGTACAGAAATATAGAACATTTGCTAGCCGCGTGCGCGAATGGTTAGGATAAATTAATGAAGACAACTCTTTACAAACCATTACGGTGGCGGAAAGGTCCGGTTACGTGAGCAAGAAAAACGAAAAATGGAAAAATTTCATAAAAGATGTCCGGTCGGCGACGGCTAAACATCCAGAACTTGAAAAGTACATCCAGGAGTCAGAGAAAGAAAATCACGAAAACTTTCTATTTGTCGCTGCCGGCGAAGGGATGATTGTCCGAGGAATGCATTATCCAGATGGCGCGTTTGAAAATGAAGAATACCCGATAGTATTTCAAACGTTTGATGATGGAGTTGTTATCGCTGCATGGCCGCGCTCAATTGTAAAAATTTTAATGGAAACACTTGTAGACAACTTTGATAAATCAAAACACGAAACGGGCTGGGAACTTATTCTCAACGGGCTCCTAGAACAAGCGCTCGTCAAAATTAAAAATGGAGAAATTAATGGAATCTGATACCTGGAACGCTGCGGCCGCACGAGTCGTAAATTTCATTTTTAAAATCTTTAACGCGGAGTACGTAGACGCCGAACTTTCTCTTCACGACATCCGCCGCATGTACGACGAAGTCTGGTCCATGCTGAGCACTAATCCAGAATTCAGCGGGGAAGCAGCGTTCTTCAATATCGGGGCCGCTGCAGTGCGCGCCGGCTCCGCTGCGGGAGTTGAAATAAATCAAGAAAATCTGATTGATACTCTGGTGCGTAAACAAAGTGATTACGGTCCAGACAATATCGCACGCTTCGGACGTGATGGCATCTTGGTCAGGCTGCACGACAAAATCGCACGATTGGAAAACCTCGCTGCGAAGGACGAGCCTCCGATGAACGAATCAGTTTCTGATAATTACCTAGACGTCCTTGGCTACTGCAGTGTTGGAGCCATGTGGGAGTCCGGAGAGTTCTTGCTTCCATTGACGGTGGTGGAAAGCAATCAAGAATAGTTCCTCCCCCAATCCCCCGAGGCCGAGCGACTCAGTTATGAACACGACTGCGCCGACTACAAAGCCCCGGAGGAACCAAAGGAGCGAAAGGAGGAAACTCTCCTTCGGTGATTTAACTTTATCACACTCGCCGGCCCCGCGCATTTTGAAAAATCTTTATTACCTGCGTTGCGGTTTTCCTTTCTTACTGCTATGGTGTACTTCACAACAGATGGCGCGCCCTCCTCATCTTAAAAAACTATTCCTGAAAAATGGAATTCTTTTTGTGATGCAGAAAAATAAAAATTAATTTCGTAAAGGTTCCCCCGAACCCCCTCCAAAATAGGGTTGGTCTGTAGATATGTCAAATTCATTTCAAACATTGTTTAACGACTTGACTATCGGTGGTGGAAAGGATTATGTTAATACCATGTCAGAGTCTTCTAAACGAGGTAGACCAGTGTCAGCGCAGAAACTCTCTCGTTCTAAAAAGGCCACGTCAGCCAGTGACGCAGAGATACAGCAAGTATGGGATTACTGGGTATCCAAGATGCGCGCGACTTCAAAGCGTAAGCCAGTCCTTGACTCCACCCGACGTCAGTTCATAGGCGCGGCAATATTTGATTATGAACTCCAGGGATGTCTAGACGCTATAGACGGATGCGCGATGTCTGAGTTTCATATGGGGAGGAATAAGATGAACAAGCGGTATGATTCCATTGAGTTGATTTTCAGAGACGCAGAACATATTGAGAAGTTCCACGACATTCTGGATAAATCCACAGAAGAGAAGGAAGACTGGTGACCAAGCAAGAACTAGAAGAACTGGTCACCCAGGTATTTGCACTGTACAACCAAACTCTTTTAGATATAGACCGTAAGACAATCTTGCGCGCTTGGTACGAGATGCTGGAAGACCTCCCATTCGCCGGCTGTAAAGTCTCGCTCCTTGACTACGCTGCAGTCAGTCCGTTCATGCCTAAGCCTGGAGACTTACGAAGGGCGTACATTAATTCCCAAATTAAAGTGGGGGATGCGCCTACACCTCTAGTTGCTTGGGCCACTTTGATTGGGCAAATAAAATTGGCCAATTCTGGTTTGGCAATTAATCAGGGGCTTCACCCGTGTATCGCCAAAGTGGTTGAGATGCTTGGGGAGACCGCCCATCAGTTGCATAGCACTACTGACCAGATTCAATTCCTCAAGACTTACGAACAAGTCGTAGCCGACTATCAACAACAAAAATTCAAAATTTCCGAAAAGGGGACGCATTCGTTGTGAATTCAGACAATTTCCTATCTCCAACAACTTCCAATCCAGGATACGAGTCTGTCTCCGTCTCGGTTACATCAGACTTCCCCTCTAAGGGCTGCTCCACCTGTAGGTACTTTTCCGACATTCAGCATACGAATTACGGTACCTGTCACAGATTCCCTAAGTCCGAGACAGTCGCTACTGGATACTGGTGTGGTGAATGGACCTCTCTCCACGGGATGTTCACTAAATGAAGCGCAATCCAGGTCGTCCCCCAAAAGACCCTGAAACTCCTTTCGTTACCCTGACTCTACGAATTCCAGCCGAACTGAAACTTCTGCTAATGTCTAAGGCACGGGCGTTTGATATGACGCTTACCGAGTACCTAACGATGTTGGTGGAACGAGATGGGTCGTAAACCTAAGAAGTCAAGACACCCCAGAAGCGAACATGTTGTGACTGTAAAGGTTACTGGGGCTCAAAAGAACCTTCTAATAAAAGCAGCCGAAGAAAACGGTATGTCCCTATCGGGATTCATGAACTACGCCATCTGGGATTTCTGCCAGTCGGAAAAGAGTATTCCCCCTGCTCCTGCTCCCAATCCGAAGCCAACCCCTGCGGATTACTTGCGTTCCTATCTAGAGGGTGAGAAAATCCTTATGCCTTGCGGTAAGGAATCGTGCGACATGCAGATAGTCACCTTTGATAAAGCCGAGTACTGCAACACCTGTTCTTTCCGTCTTTCCTAGTTTCCCCACATCTGGCTAAGAGTCGGTCTAATAGGTTTGACCCCTCTTCTTCTTTGCTCAGCGGCTAGTTGTCTACTAGTAAGTCCTGCCCATACTCCGTGCATATCTGCAGCAGGAAACTCTAGTGCGTACTCTAAACACTGGTTTTGGACCGGACACGATTTACAGATGGCTCTTGCTTCTGCAATATAGGTAATATCCTTATGTTCTTTGGGGAACATCAAATGAGTTTTACCTTTGCAACTTGCATACTCAAACAGGTCTAAATCTTGTATATCTACAGATTTATCTGATTGGGGAATTATATTATGGCTATCTTTATTGACCATAAAATCTTCTTCTCCCCCTATAGGAATTGTTCTCTCTCTCCTTAGAGATATCCCTGAATTCAGAAACATGGTAGGTATTAATGGGGGTCACTTGTTCTTCTCCGATTCTTGTACGTAAGTGTTAAATGGGCTACCCGTATAAGGGTCAAACTTGGCAGAAACCTGCAGTGCTTTGAGTAATGCGGCTTTTGCTTGGGCCGGCGATAACTTCTTTCCGGCGACCAATACTTGTAGTGCCCCTAGTGCGTAAGGTGCTCCAGTACCAGTCGCATATAGACCAGACGCTTCTGGTGTCCACGAGTAGTCGCTCTCAATAATGTAAATCGTGGAATTAACGACAACCATTATTGATGAATCCTGCTCAGCAATAGTGTTGTTGTTATTGTTCCCAACCGAATACCCGTGGGTTTCAAAACAAGACCTTAGTGCCGGGATGAACTTGGTCGTCATGAAGGAGTCTAGTCTCTTCCCCTTTAGCCCTATGGTTGGAGCAGGAGGCTGGAAGGCATGGTGAAGAAGGTTTATGGCCCTCATGTCGCCCGCAGCGCCTAGGAGGTATTTGCCATTTATGGCAATCTTGGCTGAACCAGACCCAAGTGTGGATATCTGGTAAGCATTTCCAGAGTCGTCAAGGGAGGATATTCTTGTATCAGCAGCGACGACGACATATCCGTCGCCTTGTATTCCTGCAATTGTTGTCATTTAGTACACTCTCTACAAGTTGTTGTGTACTAAATATGTATTATTCACAACTAACTGTCAAGCACGCTTCATCCACTTGAACATATTTCGCCAGTGGACCCATTGCCACAGCACCCACATAGCGATAAATCCAGGTTTATTGAAGATGATTGCGTACAGAAACCAGGGAAAAGAATGCAGGGCAACAATCATGTGCCCGTACCATTTCTTGTTGCCGACTAAATAACTGCCAGATACTCCTATGAGTTCCATAGCGAACAGAAGCCAAGTCCAAGTTGATTCGCTCATAGATTTATCTAATCTGCTTTGTACTCTTTGCCTCGGTACATACCCCAACCATCATAGATAGTCATGCATTCGTAAGAGAACTTGTGGTCTCCATCGTCTTCATACATTACGACACCAATACCCTGTTGCCAGTTTTCGTGTCTAACCAAAGGACGTCCGTCTAGGTCTACTCCACCTCGGGTAGAAGGAATAGCGCCATCAATACGAGCAAGACACCCAGGAGATGCAGCCATAATGGTGCGAGGACCATCGTAGTCTTCACGCGTTTTGTAAGCCGTTTCAATCCTGTGAATGTGTCCATAGATAATTGATACCTTTTCGTTATTGAGATATACGTGGGCAGTTGAGCCAGAAGACTTAACTCGGTCACCGTGAATAATCTTCAGTTTCTTGTTAATCCAGAAGTCGGCGGCTGGATATCCAGGCTTGTACTCCACACCGTATTCTTCCATACGGCAAAGATACGGAACTGAAAGAACTGGCCAAGAAGTCGGAGTCATTCCCTTGCGCAGACCATAAGCAGCGCCAGCATTTGTAAGCAAATACTTAGGCATGCGCTCTTCGTGGTTTCCAGCAAGCCAAACAATCTTAGAATGTGGGCAGGCTGCTCGCATTTGAGCACACAACATGGTGGCTCTATCAATCGCGGCCTGTGTTGTTTGAGCGTACGCTGGGTATGTGAGGTACTTTCCCATCTCCGGAAGGTCAAGGTTGTCCCCAACCATCACGATTAGTTCTGGTTGCAACTCCTTAATCAGCCCAAGGAAGATAGAAATAGCCTTTTCGTCATGGGTTGGCTCCAGTACTCCCTCTTGATTTCGGAAGTATCCAATCTGTATATCAGGGGGTACAACACAAGTTTTGAAGGTCGTAGGAGGCTTCGGTTTTGTGGTTGTCTTTTGTAGTTGTACAGGCTTACCTTGTTGAATAACTGGCCATTCTGGGCCGGTTTCCCATTTAGGACTAAATTGAATAGCCGCAAGGTCGTGGATTTGCGCTTCGCCTTGGTCGTCTTTAAGCATTGACTGGTACAGGGAGACCCTTTTAATGTCACCAATCTCATTAATGTCAATGTTCTTGCGCTCCAACATGTCAGCAAGTGTGCCAAGAAGTTTCTTCTTCATTTCGGAAGATTCAACCCTTTCAGCGACATTGTCAAGTTTTGAGACGATTGTTTTCTTTTCAGTCATTTCTGGCTTCCTTAATGCATGGGCATTCTTTGTTTGATTTGAAACAGAGCCTACGCTTGTCTCGTAGGTGGGTGATTTTGAAAGAGTCAATACCTTCTTCGTTCAGTACCTGAAGTATCTGAAAAGCAGAAGCATTGCTCATCATTGCGTTGATAAACGCATCTAGGGTTTCTTTATCCATGCGAGCCATTTCTCTACCAAGTAAACAGTCGTTTTGTGATTGTCCTTGTAGCAGCGCAATGTCATTGAGTTTATTCTTCAACATAGGGTTACCTCCTGAGGAACAGGGTAGAACAAACAGAGAACGCGCGCAAGCATGCTAACCTCCATTATGACACCGAAGGGTCGCCAAATGGAGAACAATCAGAACGAAAAATTTATAGCGGATTTGCGCTCAATTCTTTCTAATGACGAAGAATTGATAAGGAAGGTAATCTCTTCTCTTGATTCGCACAGGATAGTTAGTTATTCACTGCCTAACGAATTGAGCCTTTTCTCTACATCAGGTAGGGTTCTTTTCTCTATCATCATGGAGCCGACAATGACACAGAGGGCTTTGGCTGTGTATTTGGGGATAAGTGAAACAATGGTAGAAAAGACGGTTAAAACCCTTACGGAGCAAGGGTTAATTACAAAGACAAAACTCAATCGCAAAAATGTCTATAGTTTTAATACTAATGTGATGGGAAAAAACCCTGATATACAGAGGCTTCCACTTCTTTTTAAGAGCATTTTAGATACATGCCGTGCGTCACAAGAGGTTGATGAAGAGGTACCCTTCTAGGTATATTCATATGCATCATGCCCCATAGTTACAAAACAGGTGATTCAGTACGCCAACAGACTGGGAAACCAGTATTTCCCGCTCCAACATTCAAGGACGCGTCAAGTACTCACACCACACTTGGATTTGCAAAATCAGTAAAACGTCCGTTTTCCGTACAGGATGTCAGGAACTTTACGGCTAGATATACAAACGACCGTGACGTACTTAGGTCGCTAGAGGTTTTGGAAAAGAACGGGTCAGTTGTTAAATGCAACGAAACAACTTGGCAAATAACTCCAAAGGGAGTTCAGCAGATTTACGACTTCGTCATGCGACGAAAGCCAAATAACAATCTCAAGCCTTAGTTAGAACCCAGGCCTGGAATGTTTCGTCAGTTACTGGCATAAACCACAACTGGCAAGAATCTATGTCTTTAGTGTTTCCTGCGATTGTCCAGCAGATTTGTATGGATTCAGCCGCAGGACACGAACCAGCATTGCAGTCAAAGCCGTAGCGGTCAATAAACATTGATACGACGCATTCACCGTCTTCAATGAGGCATGCACCGGTTTCTTGATTAGGGCAATCAACGTTGACAATTTCTACCTCCGAGCGATTTAAACGCAAGTGAATGTTGTGGCCATCATTGTGCCAAACCATTTCAGTAGTCATTTTTTCCTTTAGTTAAATCCGAAAAATATGGCTCGGCTTCAAACGTTTTGCGCCACAACCAAATAGTACTACTTAGTCTTTGGTCTTTTTGTCAACCTTATTGAAAACATCATTAATCTCGGCAAGGGTCAATTTCCCGTCGTCCATATAGGCTCTTGAGAGTCCTTCAACGACTGTTGCTACTCCAGCAATACCAGCCATGAAGCATGCTTTCCACAAAGGAACACCAGCGATAGCACCGGCACCGATGACGCCAAGTCCGTTAGCAGCAAAAACTGCAAGAATTCTTAATAGTATAGTTTTCATTCACACACCCCCGTGTATTTTAAGAAGACTTAGCGCATGTTTCTGAACAGAAAAGCGCATCTCCTTTATGGCGTAACATACCCCTAACAGTGTGTTTGCCGCACTTAGGGCATTTGTTTGGCGTACTCTTTGAGCCGATATACATAATTGACGAACCATAGATAGCAGGGTCTTTTACTGCTTGCTTAACTTGGCTAGCCATCGGCTTTGCTGGTTTCTTTGGTGCCATCAGATGTCTCCCTTGACGTGGTCACGAATATGTTGGTCTAGTTTTGTTTCGTTACGGACGACAGTCGCTTCCACTCGGTCAATTGAACGACCTAAGTTCTTTCCAATGATGTCAAGTTTTTCTGAAACAACCCCGTGGTCGGCTTTATTTTCACGACGACCTTTTTCAACAAGGACGGCAACAACAGCGCCTACTGCAGTGATGAGAGCAACTGTAATTGCTTCCATTCAGAATCATGCACCAGGCTTAGGAAGGGCGCGCCATGCTGCTTCAAACTTTGCAGCGTCTTTTGCCATTTCTGGAGAAAGTTCTAAATGGAGCCACTTTCCTCCGAAACTTCCAGCGTTATCTTTTTCGTTATAAATTTTTACCCCAGCCTCGCCCTCACCGCGACTACACCTGAAGCCTCTTCCATAGCCGGGCTTTCCGTCTTTTGCATTGGCATCAAATGCATAATCGTGAATCTCTTCAATGCCGAGTTCTTTGGTGTACTTGAGAAACCAGTTCCACATTTCAAGACCAACCTTGCGGTCTGAGTAACCAACGTCACATGCGGCTCCAGTGGCGTGAACGCTGAGGAACTTCTCCATGCCTGGGTCGCCAATTTTCTTACCCGCGGTCTTGGAATTTCTCATCAATCTGGCGGAATAAATCCCCAAATTGGTGGCTTTCCATCTTTTCCCACAGAGTTCAACGAGTTTTTGAGTCCCAGGTTGTGCGCCTTTTCCGTCAAAACTTGGGTAATAAGAATATTTTCTTGGCATGAATTTTCCTTTTTTAAGAGCGGATGTTCAATTTTACCACTTATGTTTATTCGCCATCATCGCTACTAATAAGAATTCCAAAGAAGTAAACAATTAAAGCAATACCAGATATCCACAATCCGTATGTTCTTGTCTGTCCACTTAGTGTTATCAAAACAAGTGCTGTTCCAGCAAGAGTCCATGACAAGTCACTCAGTCCGTCTTTAAGTTTTTTAAACATTAGTTTCTCCTAGATACAGGTACGGGCGCACAAAAAATTGCAAGAGCACTAGCGCCAATAATTACTCTTCTTGTTCCAATAGGGACACTTGAGCCAAGGGGTACATAGGTGTCAATTGCCCCTTGAAAGATGTTGATTTCAGATTCCATTGATTCTCTGACTTCGGTTGGAGCGCCTTGGACTGCTTCAACTAGTTGTGCTGCTTCTTCTGTTGTTACTGCACCAATATCAACCGCAGCAAAGATTTCTGTTGCCTGTTCGCCGTCAATGCTTTCCAAAACTTTTGCGCTTGTCGCAAGGTCGGTTGCCTGCTCTTCGGTAACGCCGTTTTCAATTACTGAGTCAACCGCAGCCGCAACCTGTTCTTCTGTAACTGTTTCTGATTCCAAGACATTAACCAGTTCCTCAAACTGCTCTTCAGTGAGTGGCTCATCCAAAACCGCATCAATGATTGCGTCAAACTTCTCGTCAGTGATTGGTTCGTCAAACACTGCACTAAGGGCTTCGGTGAATTGCTCCGTAGTAAGCGGCTCGTCAAAGACTGCCTGTACTGCGGCGTCAAACTGTTCATCGCTAAGGGAGTTTGTATCTTCAAAGACGGCGACTACTGCGTCTTCAAACTGAGCATCAGACAATGGACCATCAAAGACCGCCGTAACTGCGTCTTCAAATTGTGCATCTGAAAGTTTAGTTGGGTCTTCAAATACCGCATCTACTGCAGCGGCAAAGTTCTCGTTAGACATAGGTCCATCAAACACTGATTCAATAACGGTGGCAAACTGAGTGTCTGAAAGTTCTTGGTCAAGAAGCGAGTTAACAACAGCGGTTAGTTGTGTTGGTGTTTCTGCGTCCGCTATCAAGTCATCAACTGCATTGGCAATTCCTGCATTAGACATTGGTCCATCAAAAATGTCTTCTACGGCAATGTCAGCAGTGTCTTGTACTTGTTCCGGAACAACTATCGGCGGTTCGTCCGTTTGTGTTGTTGTCTCTTGTTCTGGGGCATATTGTGGTACCGAGGCGAGGGGTCCATCGCTTTCGGGATAACTCGCGCTCGGGGGTGTCTCATCTATTGGCTCAGTCGTCGTGACAGTCGCAGGTGGGGTCAATACAGTCGTCGTAGTCCATTCAGGAGCCTCCGTTGTAGTTGTCGTTTCCACAATTGTACTAGTCGTAGTTGTCGTGCTAGTGGTAGTTGTTGTACTGCTTGTAGTGGTTGTAGCGGTAGTTGTTCTCTCTACTTCATTGCTCCACCCTGAATAAACTGGAATAGAATCGTTGTCAGCACGAACCCTAAATTGATAAATGGTTCCCGATTCCAAGTTCTCAACAATTGCAGATGTTCCCATGGATGAAATCGCCCAACCAGAATCCCAGTTATTGTTTGAGAAAAAAACTGCGTATCTCTCTACTTGTGTATTTGACTGTTCTGGGGCGTCCCATGACAAATAAACTTTGCTTTCATTGCTTGATGTGACTACTAAGTTTTGTGGACTGTTTAGGTACGGAGCAATAGTTGTAGTCGTGGTACTGGTTGTGCTAGTAGTGGTACTTGTGGTCGTAGTGCTAGTAGTGGTCGTAGTGGGTGGAGCGTTTGTCGGCGCAGAGCCTGATTCCACTACATAAGAAGTTCCTGTCCAACTATCGGGGTTTCCACAACAAATGCTTGTACGGAGGCGATATGTTCCAGTTTCCTGGACATTGTACGAAATATAAGAATCCAAGCCGAAGTAGTCGTCATTGACTGCTAGTACTGTGTTATTGCTGTCGTACAACCATAATTGACTATCAATATTGTACTGCTGAGCGTATGTTCTTAGGGTGAACGTTGTTCCAGCAGTTAGTTCAAAGTAGTAGTCGTTTGGTCCTGTTGTGGTAAATGTTGTTGGACCTTGGTTATTAGAAGCAAGCGCTTTAGCGATTGGTCCAAATACTGCCAAAAACACGACAGGGACAAAAATCAATAGTCTTGTCAACTGTAAAAATTTCTTCACATACACCCCCGTGCGTAACCCATTTTAGCACGAGGGAGGTTTCTACCATTTATCTATTGGGCACTCAGCGTAAGCAAGACGAGTCTTGAGCGGCATGAAACAGCCACATTGAGAGCATTGTTTGCTTTTTAGGTAATGTTCGCAACCTTCACAGAGTTTCATCCTGCGCTGTATTTCATCAATAGGTGCGTACTCAGTGTCTGGATTCACAAAGTCAAGAGGGGATACTTTGCCTGATTTTTGTCTTTCGGCGTTCTTGCGCTTCCATTGTTGCCAAGGTGTCATACGTTTACTCTACAGGAGGTGTAACGAGTCGTTCATTATTGGTTTTCCAGTTGGGTGATTCGGGATTCTAAAGTGGATATCTGAGCAGAAAGTTCTTGAACGGCTTTAATTAAAGGTGCAATAAATTCACCGTAGTTCAGTGCTTGTCCAGATTCTGGGTCAGACAAATCTTCCAAGGACCAGCCAGCAAAATCTTCTACACCGCTAATAACCACGGCTTCTTTTACTTCTTGCGCAATTAAACCATAATGGTTTCTTACGCCAGTCCTACGAATGGGATTTTTTTTATCTGTTGTTTCTTGCCAATCAACACCACCATCAATCCATTTGTAGGAAACAGGGCGAAGGTTGTTAATGAAATCAATTCCGAGAGTAGATTCAATAATGTCTGTTTTCAAACGAATGTCAGATGTTTGAATCATCCCGTTTACTGCCCAAACAGCAGTCCATTTTGCACCAGTACTGCCAAGTTGATATGTGTTGGTCTGATGTGGTATGAAGTCGCCAAAAGACCTATTTACAGTAATGCTAGGACTAGCAAGATACATCATGTCGGAACCCTGCCCGGCCAGAGTTAATGCGGTGTTGGTAGAACCAATAGGGCTGTTATTTGCAGCATAAGATGGACCAGCGGGACCTGTTGCACCAACTCCGCCCGTTGAACCAGTAGGACCTGTTGCACCAACTCCGCCCGTTGGACCCGTTGCTCCAACTCCGCCCGTTAGACCTGTTGCTCCAGTTGCTCCAACTCCACCTGTAAGACCTGTTGCTCCAGTTGCTCCAACTCCACCTGTAAGACCAGTTGGACCCGTTGCGCCAGTTGCTCCAGTTGGACCAGAAATTGCTACACCAGCGGCTAATTTTCCTACCGTAATGGCACCATCTTTAATTCTTAGCGTATCTGCATTGATTTCAATAGTTGAGTCATCTACGTTTACCGCGAGCGCAGTACCAGCACCACCAGAGAGTCCGCTTCCAGCAACTGCTGAAGCAATTTTTGCCGCAGTTACGGCACCTGCCGCTATTTTTCCCTCGGTGACATTTAGGTCTCTAATTTTTGCAGTAGTGACAGCCTCGGAACCAACAGTGCCGTCTAGGTTTGCGGTAGTTACAACACCCTCTTCAATGAGTGCCAACTGTGGTGTCCACCCTAAACCGGTGTAAATATAAATTTTATCGTCGCTTTTGAGGTAGCAAATTCTTCCTTCGGACAATACTGGCTCAAGTGCTCCCTGAAATGAATCATCTCTTTGGGTTGCGTCGTCAAAAACAATAAGAGCCTGGTCCATGAAATAGGTGTTCACGTCAGTATGAGTAAGAATATCACCATCCTGAAAAAGTTTGATTGGCATTTAAAACCCTCTTGTTGGTAGAACTCAACTCAATTTTACGTTAATTCAACCGCACAGGGCGCAAGTAGTTGCTATTTAAAGTTCGTAGAAACCTTTTCCCCACAAGCCTTGAAGACGAGTGAAGTACTTTTCGTACATCAAGCCAACCGCGTCTAATCCGTAGCGCTCTTTTGAGTATTTGCTAATTGCTGCTCTGTCAAGAGTTTTCACATTCTCCGTAGCCTCAGCAAACTCTTTCATGGTGTGACAACGAAATCCGGTGACTCCATCAATGACTGTTTCCGTAAACGCGCCCCAATCCGTAGAGATGATTGGAGACCCACAAGCCATTGCTTCAATCGCTACTGTTCCAAAAGGTTCAACGTAAATAGTTGGCGTAAAAGTAGCAATGGCACCGCCCATTAACTTTGCTCGCTCTTCCGTCCCCACGACTCCGACATACTCCCCATAGTTGGGCGCAGAACCCTGTCCAGCGACCACCAGACGCTTTCCTAAGGCCTTACAGACGTCAACTGCAATCTGATAGCCCTTGCGCTCAATAAGGCGTCCTATGAACAAATAATAGTCATCTGGCTCTTCTTGTAAAGGAAAGTCTTTGACGTCAATATAACTTGGGATTACCGTGTCGTAGAACTTGCCGTCAAGGGCATGGGGGTCGGTCACTTTGGAGCCGTAGCACGAGTGCATCCATGCGTAGGACTCAAAAACCTTATAGTTGGCAAATGACCCGCCGTAGCCAATTCCGAACTCCACGCTTAATTCGTCAGGGAAAGCATCGGCTATGGGTTTAGAGGCAAAGCCGGCGATGAGACAAATAAAGTCCTTGTGCTCCAGTCGCTCTTGGATGCCCTTGATTACATTGCTATTGAACTCAACCCAATGAGGGAGATTCCAGTCAAAAGACGCTGCCGAGTAGTGATTCGGGCCTACAGCCTCTAAACGCTGTTCTTCGGTAATACAGGTGATGTGTTCGTCGCAGGGCGCTTCGTTGAACTCTCCACCGTACAGAAACACGGTATGTCCGAGGTCCTTCATCATGATGCAGAACTTACGGACTTTCTCCGTATAGGCACAAGCCGTGAAGTCTTCAGTGGTGCTTGTGTGAGGTAGGGAAACTACGTGAAATCTCATGCCGAGATACTAGCAAGTTTCTCTTCTGTCTTTACGCTTCTAGTGCTGCTTTAGCGGCTAGGTATGCTGCTCTCTGCTCATTTTGGTCATACACGGGAGCGATATAAACATCCCCGTTGTCTTTGATTGCCTGAATGGTTTCTTCAGCCCATTGTTCAGCATCTTCTTTTGTCCACGGCATCCAGTTGTGAGGGAAGTTAAATTGACTTATTGTGTGAGAAAAAGAAGAACCATTAATTACACCGGTCCATGTAATGGTTGCTTCATTTTTGTCGTCTACTTCATATGTGTATTCCATAATGTCTCCTTAAACTACATACTCAATAATGACAGCGCCATTTGAACCCATTTTTGCAGGGGTAGTTCCTGTGTAGCCGTTAGCCATGCCTACATTAAACGAGTAGACAGTAGATGGAACAGTGGTTACTTGAAAAACTTCCGTTACTCCATCTTGCCCACGACCTGCATACGCCCTTGCAGTAACCACCACGCTTACATAGTCACCAAATTCCTGCTCCACGGCTGCATTCGCTGAAGCATTTACCCAGCCCCCAACACCCCCAGAGCCAGGGTATCTATTTTCTGCGGTCCAAGAACCTGTTTGAGTGCTAGAACTTCCTGCAATTTTAGTTCCAAAAGAGCCACCAGGAGCAGTACTGGTGTCAATTGCCCCCATTACCCCACCAAGAGCCGTATATGTAGTGCCGCCAACAACAAAGGTCGTTGAGCCACCATCTTCGTAGCCTGTAAGGGAAGCAACGCTTGATTGCCCATTAGAGGTTGCCGTTGCTGTGGCAAATCCCCCTCCCCCGCCTGCACCAATAAGTGTCAGTTTTATTTGCGTGACACCAGCAGGACAAGTCCATGTTCCGCTTCCGTTTGTTGTGTACTCTGCAACATAGATTTTTTGCACACTCGCAGCAGCACCAGTTGGTCCTGTCGGTCCTGTCAATCCGGTCGCGCCAGTAATTCCAGTCGCGCCCGTTGGACCAGTAATCCCAGTTGGGCCAGTTGCACCGGTTACACCGCCAGTGCTGACGTTGAGCGCCCACTTACCGTCTGTAAACGTATAGGTCTTAGAGTTTACTGTAAAATTAGCGCCCGGAGATGGTGCGTTTGGAAAGTCAATAGCCATTATTCAGGGTTCCATTCTTCTGCGGTGTTACCTTCAGCAACCCACGCAAGATACGCCCGATAATCAGAGTTGGCAGGGTCTAACGGAATCCATGATTTGGTTTCTTTATGAAAAATTGTTATTCCAAAAAGTTCTGATTCTAAAATTGAGTAACTCATAGTTCTGATGCTGCGCTCCATGTTAGGTCAAAAGACAAGTTGCCTGAACCAGACCCACCTCCGCCTCCACCGTGGTTATATCTAAACCCGAATCCAGACACATCTATATATGTTGTTCCAGAGCCATATCCAGCAGGAGAACCACCAAGCGCTTTTGTTAATTCAGTTATTGTAGGGGCTGCTCTCATTCTTGTCGGGAAACTAAAGTTTCCATATGCTCCCGAGTCAACAGTTGCAACTATTCCATATCCAGCAGCAGCAAGTCTGCCAATCTGGTAATACCGTTGGCATAGGGCTAGTTCTACGCCGATTGGTCGTTGTTCAAACGGGGTCGGCTGCGTGTTTCGCTCTAGTTGAACTTCTGCGATTCTTACTATACGCCCGAAAGTCGTATGACCGCTTGTTTGTATTTCTAACTGCAAACCATTGTTGATATTCGTATAACCAGAAATATCTACCGTATGCGTAACTTTTGTCCATGCTCCATTGGCGCAAGACTGTAGAGATTGTGTCAACCTATTGGTAACAGTCGTGAAGTTATCTTCCGCTGAAGGTGTTCCCAAGAGAAGTACTGGAGTCATTGATGCGCTTGTGTTGTTGAAAATCCAAGCAGAAAAAGTGACAGTACCTTTAAGCGCATAAACATTTGCTGATTCAATTCGCTGCCCCAATTTACAAGTAGAGCCACTTGTTCCATTCGGCGCAATCTGCAAAGAGTATTTTGAAAGGCTTGTAGGGGGAACATTGGTGTCCCTAATCGCACCCATCATTGAACCGACTGGAGACATAAACCATCTGTCTGCCGTGTACGCAGTTACACCAGCATCAACATTTATTGAGGTTGCCACCCATCGTTGCCAAATATCAAAACCGCCGTTGATTAATTCGTTACGGAAACCACTAGTAACACCAGTAGCAGCCGTAGTTACAAATTCTGTTGTTGCAAGTTGTGTTGTGTTTGTCCCAGCAGCAGCAGTAGGTGCAGTAGGTGTACCTGTAAACGCAGGGCTATCCAAACTCACAGTACCCGTTGCGCCAGTTGCGCCTGTCGGTCCAGTTGGTCCTGTTGGTCCTGTTGGTCCTGTAGAAACTGGGAAATAAGAAACAACTACATCTTCATCAAAGTTTGTATCCCCATCAAATCCAAAAGAAAGTTGTAGGTATCTGGCGACATCCCAATCATTATAGTTTGAAACACCTACAGAATAAACAAAACTATTTTCTGTTGGAGCAGAAGTTATTGTAAACATGGCTACATTACCAGCGGCATTAGAGATAAGTAATTTACCACCGACCTGCCATTGGTTAATCCAATTGTATTGAGAAGTTAAATTTTTTGCATTCTGATGTATTCTTATTGTGGTGACATTATGGAAGTAAACACTATTGAAATCAATTTGTCCTGCAGTTGGTGCAGTTCCTGTATACCAACTATAAACATACTTAACTCCGCCGCCGCCGTCTATACCAGCAGAACCTGTCGGTCCAGTTGCTCCAGCAGAACCTGTCGGTCCAGTTGCTCCAGTTGCTCCTTCTGCACCAGCCGCTCCAGGTGTGCCTTCTGCACCAACCGCTCCAGGTGCGCCTTCTGCACCAGGTGCGCCAGGTTCGCCATTTAATCCATTTACACCAGGTGCGCCTTCTACTCCTGCTGGTCCAGTTGCGCCAGTTGCACCAGTCGCACCAGTTGGTCCTGTATCTCCCGTTGCACCAATTCCAGTTGCACCAGTAGCGCCTGTTGTACCAGTAGGACCTGTAGCGCCTTCTGGTCCTGTTGCTCCTGTTACTCCAGTGGCACCAGTGGCACCAGTGGCACCAGTGGCACCAGTGGCTCCAGTCGGCCCCTGAACGCCACCGACTCCGACATTTAGCGCCCACTTACCGTCTGTGAAGGTCCAGGTTTTGCCATCTACCGTATGGTTAGTTCCAGGCGAGGGTGAGTTAGGGAAATCAATAGCCATGATTACCTA